GGTGCACTTGGTCCTCAGGGGGGAATTGGACCCCAAGGAGCACAAGGAGTTCAAGGAATTAGAGGACCTCAAGGAAATGCTGGATTCCAAGGAGCACAAGGTGTTCAAGGTGCACAAGGATTTAGAGGACCTCAAGGTGTTCAAGGATTCCAAGGATTCCAGGGACCTCAAGGATCTCAAGGAGCACAAGGTTATCAGGGACCACAAGGAACAGGTCCTCAAGGATTGAGAGGTCCACAGGGACCTACAGGATCCCAGGGAATTCAGGGTGCCCCTGGAGTTGTAGGTGCTCAAGGTGACCAAGGAGCACAAGGAGTTCAAGGATCCCCTGGTGTAATAGGTCCACAGGGCAATGATGGTTTGCCAGGAGGTCCTCAAGGTATTCAAGGACCTCAGGGTGTTATAGGTCCTCAAGGTCCTCAAGGAATTGGACCACAAGGACCTCAAGGTGTTATAGGACCACAAGGTGCTCAAGGATTCCAAGGAGTTATTGGTCCTCAAGGTGCATTTAATGTGTCCTCTGGAATAGATTTTGCTGATGATATAAAAGTTCGTTTTGGTAATGGAAATGACTTAGAAATTTATCATGATTCTGGAAGTGGGAATAATATCATTAATGGGATAGGAACTGGAATATTAAACATTCAAAATGAAATAATAACTTTAAGAGGGTCTTCAGGATCTGAAGTATTAGCACAATTTGCCAGAAATTCTTCCAATGATCTTTATTATGACAATTCTAAGAAATTTGAGACAACTAATACTGGAGTTAAGGTTACTGGAATCACTTCATCAACAAACTTATATGTATCTGGTGTTTCTACATTCCAAGGACAAGTTAATCTTCAAACTCATTTAAACCTTGGTGATGATGATGAAATAAGACTTGGTAATGATAATGATCTTTATATAAGGAATAGAACATTTGGATCATTCAATTATGCTGAGATAACTCATACTGGTAATAGTTTAACCATTCAAAGCAACAACTTTGTTGTTGATGCAGTTGGTGGTGTAAACATGCTAGATGCCACTTCTGGTGGTGCAGTAAATATCTATTACAGTGGTTCTAAAAAGTTTGAAACTATTGGTGCTGGTGTAACGGTTAGTGGAACTACATTTACAAATGAGTTGAGTGTTTCTGGTGTTTCTACCTTATCATCAAATGTATCAGTAGGTGGAACTATCTCCATTGATGGTGGAGTAACCTTAGCGACAAATAATGCAACAATCGTAGGAACCTCAGGAGTTGCTGGAGAAATCAAACAAATCGGTGGTGCTCCATTCTACTATGATGGAAGTGCTTGGAGGGAGTTTGTTCTTTCCAGTGGAACACCAGTTACTGTTCCAGCAGATACGGAATGGGATAATGTTGTCTTCAGAGCAACTTTTGATGATGATTTCACTGATGCAAAGTTTGGAGCAACTCCTGTTTATGTAAGTGCTGGTTCAACTATTGTAGGGGCTGCAGCTACTATTGGAACTGGTGCTTATAGAAATGATAGTAGCGGAGGATCTGTTTCAGGCATAGGTGTTTCTTATGCTTACAGAAGTGAGTATGATTTTACTGGTTCTTGGACAATTGAGTTTTGGATAAATCACGATTCTGCTCCTCCAACTGGTAACTACACTAGTATAATCTCTCAAGTTTCAACTACCAATACTAGTGGAAACTGGACTTTCGGTTATGCTAATAATGGTTCAGTTGTATCATTTATTTGGTCTAATGAAAATGGTACTAGTACAATACTACATCAACTAAGTGTTACCACTTTTAATAACAATTATGTTGATAAATGGGCACATTATGCACTAGTAAGAGAAGGAGATAATGGATCTATACACTTATATATTAATGGCACTGAAGTTGCAAATACCATTAACGACGCACTCATTGATAATGATATTCTTCATGTAAATGGTGCTGGATTGGGATTTGGTGCGGCATTTGGAGCAAATACTCCTGTTATCAACAGCAGCACTTGGAATCAGGTTTCTCTTGATGCTATCTTTGATGATGTAAGAATTTCTTGTGGTGTTGGAACTGCTGGACAAAGATATAACTCTATTGGAATTAATACTTACGCAACCTTCACTCCACCAACAACTCAACTTCCAATTACTGGAACACTTTCATCTGTTGTAAATCCACCTGGCGATAAGTATGGTGAAATTGCCTTAGGTGAATCCCCAACCTGGAGAGGAACCTCTGGTGTGACTGTATCTCAACAGTCTAGTGGTAATTATCGTGTAAGTTTCGCAAGTTCATACACAAATGCAAATGATTATTATGTCTTATCTCAAGGTATGGATCAAGGATTTGCTTCTTATGTTGGTATTGCCAGATCCACTACTCACGTTGATCTGGCAATAAACAGACAGAGTAACGATGCTGCTGTTGATACTGGATCACTTGCTGTTCAGATCAAGAATCATATCTAATATAAAGGGGGGGGGATTGACTTCAAGTGGAGATGTAAATGTTGGTACTGATACATCCACTGGTGTAGTATTAACTTCTCCAAATGGAACACAGTATAGATTAATAGTTGATGATTCTGGAAATCTATCCACTGTGGCAGTTTAATTTATTAAATAGTATATTAAGGATCTTTTAAAATGCTTGGCAATTATTTTTATCATAAATCCATAAGCAAGACTGTAATTGCTTTTGGTACATTATTCAACAATATTCAGATTAGGCATTTTGATGAAAGTGATAATCCATTGTCTGTACTCAAAGTTCCTTTGGCATATGGTCCTGTTCAAAAATTCTTAGCAAGACTAGAACAGAATCAATCTGGAGATAGAAAGGTTGCTATAACTTTGCCTAGAATGTCATTTGAAATGGTATCCATTGATTATGATCCAACTAGAAAAGCATCTGCAATCCAAACATTTAAAACTGCAGAAGCATCAGATGGATCCTCATATAAAAGAGTATACATGCCAGTTCCTTATAATATAGGATTTGAATTAAATATTCTGGCAAAAGTTCAGGATGATGTTCTGCAAATAGTTGAACAGATTTTACCATACTTCCAACCATCATTCAATGTAACCGTGAACATGATTCCATCTATTGGGGAGAAGAGAGATATTCCAGTTATTCTCAATAGAGTTGGGTTCAGAGATGATTATGAGGGAGATTATACAACTAGAAGATTGATTACATATACACTGAATTTTACTGCAAAAACTTATCTCTTCAATGAGATTCCTCAGGATGATCAAGGACTCATTAAGAAAGTTCAGGTTGACTATGCAACTGATGCTCTTAGAACTGCTAAGAGGGAAATTAGATATACAGTTACACCTAAAGCATTGGAAGATTATAATAATGATGGTATCATTGATTCCACTGACGATCAACTAATTGAGTTTGGAGATGACTTTGGATTTAATGATATGATAGAAGAATTTGTAGACTTTAAGACTTATAGTGATTCACAAGGAACTGATGTTGACATTTGATATGGAAGAAAAATACGAACCTATTGAACAAGCACTAGACATTGAAACAAGTCTGGTGGAGGTGGAGTCTGTTCCATCAAAAAAACCTGAAGTTCCAGAAGATCCACAAAAAGATTATGATTATACAAGAGCAAATCTTTATAATCTAATTAGTAAAGGTCAAGAAGCAATTGATGGTATATTAGAAATTGCTCAAGAATCTGGTCATCCAAGAGCATTTGAGGTTGCTGGGCAACTTATCAAATCAGTTGGTGATGTCAGTGATAAACTACTAGATCTTCAAAAGAAAATGAAGGATCTTGATGCACCATCTAAGAAGGGACCAACAACAGTCAACAACTCACTTTTTGTTGGATCCACAGCAGAACTATCCAAACTTATAAAACAAGGTCTTCTAAATAATACAGAAGAGTAGTATTTGTGCAATGGATCCTGCAGTAAAAAAACAATATGATATAGATACCAAGTATTGTCTTCTCTGCAAGAAAAATGAGACCAGAGAAGAATGTGCTTGGGGTCCTGAAATGTGGGACAAGTATACCACCAGTAAGTTAGATATTGGTGAAGG